CAGTTCTTCGATTGCCTCGTCATACTCAAGTCCGCCGTATTCGCGGTATGTGCGGCTCCAAACCTCATCGTTTGCTTCGCCGGCCTCTTTAAGCAACGCATTATATCGGTCGATGGTACCGCCCTCTTCCGTCATTTGATGCATCAGTTCGGACACTTCCTCATAACGCTCGTAAATCTGCAACAGGAAGTACGGATCCTTCACAAGATAGCGATTCCACTGCACCGACTGATAGTACTGTTCGTTCGTGAAATAATCGTTGGTCGTGTGCCAGGATTCGGGTTCGTAAGTCCAAATCCAATACATATTTTGATTACCGAATGCCCAGTCATAGTCCCAAATCGGTCCGATTTTCGCAAGCCCGTCGATATCTTTTGTGATGAATACGCTGTTTTTCATACTGTCCCAGTTCATCGAAAATTCGCAGACAAAGAAGTTCTGAATCAGCGAATCCAAATCAAACATTTCGGTGTAATGCTTGCCGTCATTTGCATCATCCGTATATTCAGTTGCACTGCTGGATGTATACCAACCTTGCGTCTCCCAATTCTTTCCGGCAGCCTGACCAATAAAATATGTGTCACTGTTACGGAATACATAATCATCGCTGTGCAGCGCATATTCAAAGCTCTGTATGTACTTGGCTGCATATTCACGCAGAATACTGTTCGTTGCCAGATTATCCGGTTTTGAAAAGTAGAAAGGCTGTGAGAATGCAGTCGTAATCTGTGATTCCACATTCAACCCCAGATGATAGAAGTCCATTTCTAATAAAAATCCGCCGGTCGCCTCCGGAATCTCCACATAATCGGTTATTTTGTAAGTTTTCTTATCGTAAACAAATTCGTATGGCTCCGTAATCCAGGAATAATCGTTCGTCAGCTCCGTCTTTACTGCGTCCACAAGTTCGTCTGTTCTGTCGTTGTTTGCCACCGCATCGCCATATTCCAATTTCACAATTTCCTTGGCTGCCTCTTCCGCCAGCTCTTCCCAGTCAAAAATCTCCACACGGCCGCTATCAATGCGGATATGCTCGCAAAGCTGGTAAACACCGACGTATTCGCCGTTCATAATCAAACTAACCGGAATCGATGACATGACAGAATCCATGCCAAGTTCTGCTGCAAAATCGTGCACTAATATGTTGCGAATATGGGTGTGATCGATATCGTTTGCAAGCAACACCCAATGCTTATTCGCTCCCATCCCATATAAATCGGCGGGCGTGTCTAACTTAATCTTATATGGCTGCTTTGGACGATATTTTGTCGAATTGCCGCGTAATTTAATTTCGACATCTCCTTGATACAGTTCCGTCTCATCGTCTGAATAATCCTGACTACCGAGGAAGCTGATACTACCCGGCACATAATTTTCTCCGATGACATAATCTATGGTAATGGATACCACCGGAAGCCGACTGCAATACATATAGTTTTTAACTGTCTCTGTGCCACCAGTTGTCTTTTTTATCTCTGCTGTTACCTTAATGACCTTTTCTAAATCGTTTTCCTTCGGTGTATAACTTGTCGTATTTGACACTAATCTGCCCTCAATATACCAAAGACATTCTGTGATTGTGCCACTCATATTCTGCAACGAAACTGTCAATTCTTCTCCAACTGCCGCATAACTTTTATCAAAAACGAGATACTGCTCGGTACCATCATATATCATCTTCTGATTTGATTCAGACTGAAAAAAATGCTTCTCTAAAAAGATAGCCAGAATAATCGCCATGATGGTTCCTACCACCCCCAGGACAATTTTCATGATTGTTTTTTTCTCCATGTAATCCTCCATTCCAAAGCGTTTACATAGGCGATTTCTTTGTAGTATTAAGGGCAACTTTGTGACGCTTCAGCACAAACTTCTTCGGTCAGACCAGTGTGAATAATAAAATATGTTAAGTACTAGTTTACCACGCCAGTCCATTCTCTGGCAAGTAATTCTTTGCTAAACCTAAGAACAGCCGGCCCTTGTTCATCCAAAAGCCGACTGCTTCATATATCTATCCTTTTTAGTTTTCTTCCTTCGGCATACCTTCTTTTACAATTGCTACATTGTTCGCATCTGCGGCCGGTTTCTGCCACGACATATAGTCGCACTCCGGATTTGCTTCGCAACCGTAATATCTTCTGCCCTTTTTCGTCTTGCGGACAACAATATCCTTACCGCATTTCGGACAAAGCACACCAATTTTCTCGAGATACGGAAGTGTAAAACGGCAATCCGGGAATCCCGGACATGCAAGGAATTTTCCATGTGGTCCATACTTAATTACCATCATTCTACCACAATTTTCGCAAGGCACATCTGACACTTCATCAGCGATATCCACCTTCTTACACTGTTCTTCTGCCTGACGAACGGCGGATTCCAGGTCCGGATAGAAATTGCGGATAATCGTCTTCCACTCGACCGCTCCTTCTTCAACCATGTCGAGAAGGGATTCCATATTGGCGGTAAAATTTGTGTCAACGATTACCGGGAATGCTTCTTCCATAATTTCATTCACTGCTTCCCCGAGCTCCGTCACATAAAGATTCTTGTTTTCCTTGATGATATATCTTCTGCCAAGAATCGTAGAAATCGTCGGGGCAAAGGTACTTGGGCGTCCGATTCCCTGTTCTTCCAACGCCTTTACAAGCGTTGCCTCGGTGAAATGTGCCGGCGGTTGTGTGAAATGCTGTTTTTCTTCAAATGTTTCTTTTGTTAATGAAGCGCCCTGTTCTAATCGTCGAATCTGACCGTTTTTCTCAACTTTCTCCTCGTCAGCTTCCATGTAAACTGTTTTAAAGCCCTCAAAGACAGTTTCACCGGCGGTTGCCGTAAACACATGTTCATTTGCGGTAATTTTCACAGATACATGTTCGGTTTTTTCTGCTGCCATGCGGCTTGCCACGAAGCGCTTCCAAATCAACTGGTAGAGTCGTAACAAATCTCTTGTCAAGTCGTCTTTTAACTCAGACGGCGTCAGCGTTACATCGGTCGGACGAATCGCTTCATGCGCATCCTGCATTTTCTTACCGGTATTCTTTTCCTGACGTGCCTGTCCGACAAAATTGTCACCGTAAGCACTGCGAATATATTCTTTTACCGCTGCATCTGCCTCTTCCGAAACTCTCGTCGAATCCGTACGCAGATACGTAATCAAACCAACCGTACCGCGCCCCTTGACATCTACACCTTCATACAACTGCTGTGCAAGGCGCATTGTCTTCGATGTCGAAAAATTCAACACTTTCGATGCTTCCTGCTGCAATGTACTCGTGATAAACGGCAATGGTGCCTGACGAAAACGTTCGCTCTTTTTTGTCTCACTGACAATATATGCTGCGTTTTCAACGGCTGTTAAAATCGCATCCACTTCTTCTCTGCTGTGAACAATCGTCTTTTTTCCTTCAACCCCGTAATACTTCGCTGTAAAAGCTTTTTTATCGCCCGGTGCACGGAATTTTGCATCAATCGTCCAATATTCTTCCGGCACAAACGCCTCGATCTCTTTTTCTCGCTTGCAAACCATGGATAATGCCACAGACTGTACTCTGCCGGCGCTTAAACCGCGTTTTACCTTTGCCCACAATACCGGGCTGATACGGTAACCTACCATACGGTCCAATGCTCTCCTCGCCTGCTGTGCGTCTACCAAACCCATATCAATTTCGCGCGGCTCCTTCAAAGATGCTTTAACCGCATTCTTTGTAATCTCGTTGAACGTGATACGCTTCATCTTCTTTTCATCCAGTTTCAACGCTGTCGCCAAATGCCACGAGATAGCTTCTCCCTCTCGGTCCGGGTCAGTTGCAAGATATACTTTGTCTGCCTTTTTCACTTCTTTACGAAGTTCAGCCAGCTTATCACCTTTGCCGCGGATAGTAATATACTTCGGTTCGTAATCATCTTCCACGTCAATGCCCATGCGGCTCTTCGGCAAATCTCTTATATGTCCGTTCGAAGCAACTACTTCGTAATTCGCACCAAGGAACTTTTTAATTGTCTTAATTTTTGACGGTGATTCCACAATCACTAAATTTTTTGCCACCTTGATATGCTCCTTTCAACACACGGATTTCTGCAACACTATACATCAAATTCCGCCGATTCGTCAAGCATCAAATAAAATTTTATTTCAACTTTCTAAAATATCGCTGGTTTTCTTCCTCAATTAATCCTTTGGCCTGCAAACGGAACAGATTTGTAATTACTGTCTTAGGCTCCATCCCGGTTTCATCAATTAACTGTTGAATTCCCTTACTGTCACTCGCAATTTTTGCATAAATGCATGCCTCTTCATTCATTAATTTTTTTTCCAAAACTTCCGTTTTTCTCTCTTCTTTATCTATTTGGAATTCTGCTAAAATATCATCTGTACTTGTCAAAATGGATGCGCCCTGTCGTATCAGACGGTTGCATCCCTTCGAGCATGCGTCCGTCACTCGTCCCGGAAGGGCAAAAACATCTTTTCCCTGCTCTAAGCCAATATCAACGGTACTAAGCGAACCACTTTTTTCTTTTGCCTCAATAACTATTATTTTATCCGCCAATCCACTGATAATGCGGTTGCGATGCACAAAATGCCAGCCAAGCGGTTTTGTTCCCAGCGGATACTCGCTGATTATGCCACCTTTTTCCGTACAGTTTTCCAACAGCCGGGCATTTTCCGGCGGGTAACAAACATCAATTCCCGAGCCAAGCACTGCGAACGTCTCGCCGTCCGCTTCTAAACTGCCGATATGGCAATAACTGTCAATTCCACGCGCCAATCCGCTTACTGTTTGAATCCCGTAATTACTCAGGCTTTTGGCTAACATCTGTGCCATCTGCTGCCCGTAGGTGGTGCAGGAGCGTGCGCCGATAATGGCTACTGTCGGTTCTTCATCCCTCGGCAGTTTACCTCTCACATACAGACTATATGGTTTATCATCCAAGGACTGCAAACGTTGCGGATACTCTGCCATATCTGTGTGCACAAAACGAATCCCACGTTTCGCTAATGCTTCCAACTTCTGCTTTTCATCGCCCGCCTTTTTTGACTCCTGCATAATCTCAACATCTGCTTCTTTTAGCTGCAAATCGTTTCGCAATACTTTTTCCGATGCTTTATAGATTTCTCGCGGAGAATTAAAATAATCGATGAGTTTCTTAATTTTTGCCTGCCACATGTCAGGTATATTGCAAAGCCAATACCAATACTCCGTTTCTGTCATATTTCCTCCGTTCTCACTCGTTGTTACTGATTCATACTGCGATATGCGCCCGCTTCCAAAAGATGTTCTTCCGCGATTTTCACACAACCATCAAGATCGGCAATTGTGCGGGCAACCTTTAACATTTTATAATAGGAACGCGCACTTAATAACCATGCAGAAAATATTTCTTCTGCTAACTTCTTTTCTTCCGCTCCAAGCTGGCAGTATTTTTCCGTATCCTTTGCTGACAACGCACCATTGCACATATAAACAGTTCCCTCATAACGTTTTCTTTGAATTTCTCTTGCCTGCATTACACGCTCTTTCATTTCTGCAGAACTAGCACTTTTCCGGCTTTTTCCTTCGCCGTCTCCCGTCAAATCCTGATATGTAATTTGCGGTGCTCTGACCCACAAATCCATGCGGTCTAAAAAAGGTCCGCCAAGCTTCGCCATATATTTTTTACGCTCATATTCCGTACAATTACATCGGTTTCGATCCGGATAGTAGCCGCACGGGCATGGATTACAAGCTGCAACCAGCATAAAATCTGCCGGAAATGTGTACGTGCCTCCGCTTCTGGAAATAACTATCTTTTTCTCTTCCATCGGCTGCCGCAAAACTTCTATCACATTGCGGGGGAATTCAGCAATTTCATCGAGAAACAGCACTCCTTTTTGTGCCAGCGTAATTTCCCCGGGTTTTGGAATGCGTCCACCGCCGGTCATACCTTTTATCGTTACCGTGTGATGCGGCGCCCGAAACGGACGTTTTCGCATCATCGTTTTTCCCTCCAAACATCCGGCAATACTATAAATTTTCGTAATTTCCAGACTCTCTTCCTCCGTCAAATCCGGAAAAATCGTGATAATCCGTTTTGCCGTCATGCTTTTACCGGTACCGGGACTTCCCACAAGAAACAAATTATGCCCGCCGGCAACTGCAATTTCTGCGGCTCGCTTCATAAAACTTTGCCCGCGAATATCTGCGAAATCTACTTCCGGCTTTGATGTTGCGACTTCTTTGCAACCGTTTTCCTCCGGTATCTGTTCCGGTTTTCTGATATATGCAAGCAACTCATCAAAGGTCGCTACGGCTGCTACTTTTAATCCGTTTACTAATCTTGCTTCCTCCTCATTCTCTGCGGGTACAAAGCAAGTTCGAATTCCTCGCTCTATTCCGTACACTGCCATCGGCAAAATACCTTTGATTTTTTGTACACTGCCATCTAATCCAAGCTCACCAAAAAACATCGTATTTTCAATTGATTCTTTTGTTATGATTCCAAAACATACGAGCAGCGCCACCGCAATTGCCACATCAAAACCGGCACCACTTTTCGGTAAATCTGCCGGTGCAAGATTAATAGTAATTCTCTTCGGTGGGATACATAATCCACTGTTTAAAATCGCGTTGCGTACGCGTTCTCTGGCTTCCTGTACCCTCAGTATTTTAATACAAATAAACGATGAACACCCCTTTTGAACCCCCTATTTTTCCTTTGAACACCCTGTTTCTTCTTATTATATTAATTAGTTTATGTCAAAAAGTGTACGACATACCCTATTCTGTGTTTCTTCTATATTAAAAGCCGATTGGTTTAATCACCAATCGGCTCATGAAATACTATCATAATTATTAACTTTAAATATGCTCTATCGTTCCATCATCGTGTACAAGCATAAACTTAATCCCCACCATTTGAATCTGCTTAAGCTGTGACCAACGATGAGCCAGTTCGTGGCTCTTTTCCGAATATGGTACTGCAACTACCGGAATCAATTGTTCATCTAATTGGCAGCCAGTCATTAACTGACCAATTGCCTCTCTCATAAGTGGGTACTCGGAATTACTACGATTTTTATCTTTACCCTTCTTGCTTTCAACATATATGTGTTTGGCATCTAGGGAAACTATATTCACGTCTCCAATGCCTGGCGTAGATGAAATAATCAGCTTCGGCTTATATCCTTCCACCTCATACGTTCCTTGCCAGCTATCTATAGTACCATCCACTTTACGGCACAGGTTCTTACTCAAAAATCCATAAATATCAAAATAGACTGTATCCTTGATTTTTACATGGGCACCGTCCAAGGAAACTTTCACATCTTCATTGGTGAGCTGATTCTTAATATAATAAAGTGCAACACAAAGACTTACTTCTGCCTCTTTCATAATAACCTCCACCATATCATAAATTCGTACAAGGTATATTATATCACACTAATCCCGTTACTCATATCTTATTTTACATCCTAGATAAAATCATCGCACAACACGTTCATAACAAAGTTTTTCTCTTCGACTGACCACTCCGCATACGTTTCATCAATCACTTTACCCTTTTCATAACTAATTTCATGCACCAATCTTTGATTCATATAATAGTAATTTCCGAACCGTCTTTCGAAGAGCTTAATATCATTCTCAGTTTTCAACTGCTCCAAGTATTCATTTACAAAATCGTCAAATTCTTCTGGTGCTATATTTTTAGCAATCGTTTTCTTTAATTTAGCCATTTTACGCTCCCCCGTGGCACAAATAATTTTCATTATATTAACACCAAAATATTATTATGTAAACCAAAATAAAGCCGACTGAATTTCTCCAGCCGGCTGCGTACTACTCTTATGGGGTTATTTCTGTTCCATCCTTAAAGGTAACACGGATGTCTTCTTTACTGTAGACCGTGATGAAATCCAACAAGCCAACCCACATTCCTTCGTTGAATTCTTCTACCGTATCTTCCATGCTCTCCAACGTATCCATGAAATCCTTAAAACGTTCTTTCTGCTTTTGCACCTCTCCCAAATGCTCTAACACCGAATCATACTCACTTTGTGCGGCATTGTATCTACCTTCCAATTCAGCGTATCTTCTTTGGTACTCATCTTGGTTCATAGCCACTTGCGAGTTTTCCATTACAAGCCTTTCTATCTGGTCAAGTAGGATATCCATATCCACAAGCAGGCTCTGCTCTTGAGTTTGAAGTTCTGTGGTGTCACACACCAACTCCATCATAACCCGTGCGTTCTCGATAAGTTCTTCCTTTTCCGAAATGGCAATATTTACTGCCTTTAGGAAAGCACCCTTGATTTCTTCCTCAGTCAAATGCGGTGTGCTGCACTTCTTCTCATTTTTGAACTTACGGTTGCATTGGTAGACAACCCTTCGGTATTTGCTGTTTGAGTGCCATACCTTGGAACCGTACCACCCACCACAGTCTCCACACTTTATTTTTGATGCAAAAATCCCTACTCCGCTGTAGGTCTTACCCGCCTTTTTGCGTTTTGCCATTTCAACCTGCACTCTGTCAAAGGTTTCTGCATCGATGATTGCCTCGTGATGGTCTTCCACATAATACTGAGGTATTTCTCCCGTGTTCTTAACCTGCTTGTGGGTTAAATAGTCCTTTGTATAATACTTCTGCAAAAGGGCATCCCCTTTATACTTCTCATTCGTAAGAATACTCTCAACCGTTCCCTGCCACCATCGTTCCTTACCGCCGGGGCTTTTTATTCTTCGTTTCATCAGTTCTTTACAAATGGCATGAGGTGTAAGCCCGCTTAAAAACAGTCTGTAAATCAGTTTTACTGTTTCTGCCTGTTCCGGATTAATAATAAATTCCCCGTTTGGACCTTTATCGTAGCCAAGGAACCAACTGTAATTCACGCTGCATTGTCCGTCTGAAAAGCGTTTGCGATGCCCCCACGTCACGTTTTCTGATATGCTTCGGCTTTCTTCCTGTGCCAAGGAACTCATGATGGTAATTAACACCTCTCCCTTGGCATCGAGCGTCCAAATATTCTCCTTCTCGAAGTAAATCTCCACGCCCTTTTCCTTCAACTTTCTTACCGTCACAAGGGAATCTACCGTATTTCTTGCAAATCGACTGATGGACTTTGTCACAATAAGGTCTATTTTCCCTGCAAGTGCATCGGCAATCATATCATTAAAGCCATCACGCTTTTTCGTGTTCGTGGCCGTGATACCCTCGTCCGTATACACCTTTACAAATTCCCAATCTTCTCTCCCCTTAATATAATGAGTGTAGTAATCCACCTGTGCATCAAAACTTGTTTCCTGTTCTTCATTGTCCGTTGAAACACGGGCGTATGCAGCAACTCGTTTTCTGTGTCTTTCTACGAGTCTGCGTTGCTGTCTGTTCAGCGTTGCTGGTATCTTCGTAACTGTAGCCACAGCATCTACCTCCAATCTTCAAATTTATTGTTCTTCCGTCCTTTGTAACAATGGAGAATCTGTGATTCGCACCAAGCGTCATACTCTCCACCGTAGCCTTTAGTCGTTCTATATCAAACTCCTCAAATCCAAGGACTTCTGAAATCATATTTGTAAGGAAATCCTCTCGGATGCCCCATTGCTTACAACCGTCCTGTTTTTTGATGCATTTCCAGTAGTTTGTCATTACACCCTTATATTTTTCTGTGTATTTTCTGATAGGTTCTCCGCAACATCCGCACAAAATCATGTCACCAAAAACTGTCTTACTTGCGTGGAACTCGTGCATTCGTTGAATCTGATTCTGTCTTCTGGCATCGTCCCAGCTCTCTTTTCGTGCGTTGGAAACCCATGAACGCTCCACTTCTTCCCCGTCTTTTTTGTAAATCAGTAGTCTGCCGTATTCCGGCACTATGATTTTTTCAATATTGTCAGCAATCACCTGCTCATCCCACGTTTCCATATCAAGCAGTTCCTTCAGTATCTTGGAAAGCTCCGACATTGGAAGCGAATAGGAATTTGTGCAGTTTCCCTTGTGCTGTCTTATGGTACGGCAAGTCCAGTAAACCGTTCGTTTGCCTCCTTTATTCTCTTTTCGCATCGCACGATTGAAGCTGTTTCCACAACAGCCACACTTGATTTTGCCGGACAATGCGTAATGCCCGTAATTGCTGTTGTTTCTCCATTCCCCAAAGAAGATGTGGCGGCGTTCCATTTCTACTTTGACCGCCTCGAATGTTTCCATATCAATGATTGGCTCGTGGAAATTTTCAATGTAATACTGTGGCAATTCCCCTCGGTTCTTTTTTGAAGCCTTGGAAATTGGATCCACAACAAAGGTTTTCTGACACAGCAAATTGCCTGTGTAGGTAACATTCGTTAAAATCTTGTGGAGCTGCGGAGGTACGATTTTCTTGTTATTGATGGATAAATACCCATCTTCAAACAATCTGTCTGCGATATCCTCTAGCTTCTCTCCTGCAAGGTACTCATCATAAATTCGTCTGACCACCTTTGCCTCTTCTTCGTTAATTACCAATGTGTCCCCAATCCAGTCATATCCTAAAATTCTGAAATGGTAGTGAGGCTTTCCGCTTTGGTACATCTTTTGGTATGCCCAACGGATATTCTCACTCATGGAACGGCTTTCTTCCTGTGCAAAGGAAGCCAAAAGTGTCATCATCAATTCTCCATCACCCGATAAAGAACTGATTTTTTCTCTTTCAAAATAAACCTCAACACCGATATCCTTTAGGTGTCTTACTGTTTTCAGCAGGTCTACCGTATTTCTTGCAAATCGGCTGATGGACTTTACAAGCACCAAGTCAATCAACCCGGCATCGCAATCATCTATAAGGTCTTGGAAACGGTCTCTTTTCTCTGCAATCGTTCCCGTGATACCCTCATCTGCGTATACCCCTGCATATTCCCAATCAGGATTCTTCTGTATAAGGGAACTGTAGTAACTGACCTGCGCGGATAAAGAATGTAATAATTTTTCCGAGTCTCTTGAAACTCGTGCGTAAGCAGCTACTCTTTTCTTCTGCTTAAGCAATGTAGTTCTTGGCTCAATTCTTCTGATTCTTGCCATTGTATCCCTCCTTGTCAGTGTCACATATTCCCGTAGATACAAACTTATATCAAGTTGATTTTGGTAAATAATGTAGACAAAGATGGGGCGTATTTTCTGGTAAAAATTGTATCGATTTCATCGTACTGTTCTTCCGAGATAACACCTTGATTTAGCAGGTTTTTAGCAAGGTTCATCGTGGCAAGGTACATCTTTTCATTTCTAAATTGTTCCTTAGTCATGCAATCCACCTCCAAACCTATCTGCCACATAACAATCGTGGCTGCAATATTTACGATTCGCATTGCCATAGGCACTAAACGGCTTTTTGCAGTAGGAACATTCATAGTCGTACATGGCTTTTCGATTAACCTTATCAAGGTTGGCGTTCCACCACTTGTTCCTGCATTTATCCGAACAGAACTTCTTTTGCTTTCTTCCGGGATTCTGTTTCACAGGCTTTCCACAACAAAGGCACACATCTTTCATTGCCTCTCCCTGCTGTGCCATATTCCCGCCAAGTCCGTGTCTGCGACAGTATGTTTTGACGGTATTCTCCGACAGTCCCATCTGCTCTGCGATTTTCTTATATCCAAGTCCTGCCTCTCTTAAATTTCCTATTTGAATTCTCTGTGCGTCTGTCATAGCCACACCTCCATACGTTATTGAAGGAACGTGCCATCGTTACGAAGTTTTCCCTTCACTATCCTTGGGTCACGAAAATCGGTTTTGAACGGATTTATTTTTCTCCTTCTGGTGGCTATGTAACTGAAACGACCATTTTTCCCCTTTTTGAGCAAAAAAAATTAGCCTGCAGACCCCAAACGGAATCCACAGGCTAACTGCACTACTATATTCTTTTTACAAAATCGAGGGAAATCCATCCTGCCCCGGACTTAAGTTTTCCCCATTTGGTTGCACCCTTTCCATCAGCTTCTTCCACAATCGTGTAAGCACCCTTTGGAATGTACTTCGTTCTGGCATAGTTCGTACCCGGACCTTTACGGATATTAAGGTCAGAAATACTTACCCTTACCATGTACGGCTCAAATGCCGTGTTAGAATACAACACGTTTCCTGATTCATCAAACACGGAATAACCCTTGTTCTCATCAGCACATTTCTTTGCATATTCCAAGTTATGGTATGCACCTTTTTGTGATGCTGCATCCGCCCATGTCTTACGCACACGATACCATACCTTCTTTTCTTCTACAGGCTTTTCAACCTTAGTACCAATAATGGCATTAAGGATTGTAAGGATTTTCTCACCATATCCTTTTCCAGTTGCCCAGCCTTTTCCATTCGGATTTTCCTTCTGTCCGAGCCATTCCACATATTCAGCACTACCTCTAGCCACATACTTAAAACGTGGGTCAATGCAGGCATTTACAAGTGCATCTTCACAAGCGTAAGCCTTTAAGTGCTGCACCTGTGCCCTGATACCAAGTTGTGCCGTATCAAAGGAATTTCCCGTTTTACCTTTAGAAGTAACTCCCATTCCACAGAAGTTATTTTGAGCAAGTGTTACCGCTGTATTCTCAAACTTGAAATTTCCCGTCTCAAGACAAGACTGTGCAAAAGCAATATCACCCCTTACACCTTCTGTCTGTCCCTCTGATAAATAAAGAGGAATCATGTCGATTACAGGCTGTGCCACAGATGGGTTCTTTGCCTTAATGTAGGCTGTCATCTGCTCTGCTGTTACAACTGCTGTTCCTATAATCTTCGTATAGGAAGTTGTGTCCTCAACAACCATTGCCGCCTTTACATCCTTACGGAATCCGTCCATTGTGTAACCCATACCAAGCTGAGTCCACAAATGTTCTGGGTCTCCGTGGTTACTTGCCACTCCACGGGCATGACCCTCTCTGTGGCTGATGATAACCCCATCTGCTGTCGGGTCTAAATCATACTCTGTACAAAGCATAGCAAATAACTCCACCGCCGCCTCATAGGTTCTTTTGGCTACAGCTTTTGCCTCTTCTAAATTGGAGCAGGTAAAAGACGAACCACCCGTGTACTTAATGCAGGCTGGCTCACACATTTCTACACCGATATGGGTATTATTACTTGAGCCACCACCATGCCATCCTCTGTGATTCCAAGGAAGTGTCTGATACACCGTTGCATCGTTACCATCAATAAATGCGTGAACACAGGCTCTATCATAAGAAGACTTGTTCCACGAATTAATAAAGGCTAATGCCTTCGGTTGGGAACACCCAACCGAATGAAGCATCAGCCCTTGCACGGTAATCTTCTTCCCTGCTTTATAACAGGGATTGTTTGTCATAATAGATTCAATTAACTTCATACTAATCCTCGCTTTCTGCATCTTCATGCAACTGCTTCAATACAAGTTTCAGTTTTTCAGGAATCGGCAGACCCAAACGTCCGGCATTTTCCAAAAATGATACCCCTTCGTTAGAAAGGTAAAAGAAAATAACCGCTGTTCTTAACACGCTGCCGGTTCCAATCACCTGTACATCCAGAATGTTTGATATTCCAACAAGGATGAATATCAACACCTTACGGCAGATACCTCTGAAACCAACTTCGCTAGAGAGTGTTTTGTCAGCAATCGCACACATCACCCCAGTCACATAATCCGCAACCACAAACATGATGAGAGCAATCAAAAGACCATCACATCCTCCTAAAAAGTAGCCGAGCCATCCTCCGATGACCGTAAATACTGCCTGAATTCCATTCCAAAATGTTCTCATGGCTTTCCCTCCTTAATTTTTTGTATAAAAAAAGCAACTACCCGTCTGAGTAATTGCTAATTTCCTATATCTGTTTTGGTAACCATTCCCATAGCCTCATATCTTCCTGTCCGAGTGACCACATACAAGTCCCCCGCAGTTTCCACCGATATGCAGCTTGGTTTATCCAGTACACAAGACTGTCCACATCTTGGTAATACAGAATGGAAAAGCCATCTGCATCACCGAGGAATAGTCTTGAAATCCATATATTGATATCCTTGGGGACAATTTTGACTGTGTAATCATTGCCACAGGATAACGACTCCATCGTATGTGAATGGTAAAAATCATATTCAAGCGATATTTCTTCACTTCGTGTAGCCGATTCTTCCACATCACTTGTAAGCGTAAACACTTGAAATTCATCATCCCATACGCAGTTCGTTCTTGAAATTCTGCCAAATGATGATGTCTTCCCATCCGGCATTACGACATCAAAGCGTTCATACGGCTCATAAGTCCACGCATCCCCCAAACGGAGAAGTTCGCAAATGGTCGTGTTATCAGAACGATACCCGGCATATCCGCCCGCAAAACCGCTCACGTTTGCCGTAAATCGCAAAGTATAGGAAGAGCCGGAATAAACCCTTACCTTCCCATTTCTGATTCGCATTTCCACGGTGTAAACGCTTGGATCCGTTCTAAGCGACCCGTCCGTATTTCTTGTAATCTCTGTCTTATAACTTCCAATCAATGTAGAGCCATTATAAAGTTCTACTGCCTGATTAGAGATATTGAGACAGCAGAATAGATTGCCACAAAATACACCTGCTCTGCCGCTACCATTCTTCGGAAACCCTAATCTGGCACGGATGTGTATATCCTTAAAGCCTGTATAATCCCACATAAGGTCTCCATATCCTTCAAGCTGTGAGTAGATTCGTTCCGTGGAATATTCCTCGGCTCTCCATATACTCCACTTACCGCTGTCTGTTTTCCAAAAGCCTGTCTCAAGCACACCGTAGTCTCTGAAATCCTCATACCACACAAGTGCCGAGTCCGGCTTTCTTCTTAGCATTTCAAGTGTCAGCTTAAACCCTTTATCGGGACCAACCATATTGCCGTCTACATCCTTAAACTGTCTCGGAGCAACCACATAGGTTGCATCCCCTGCCGATGGATACTCATTGAATGATGAACAGACACGGAAACCATAAAACTGCACACCCTTTACATCCACCGACACCTCAATCGTATGTGTTCCGGCAGAAAGGCTCATGCCCTTAACAAGCGTTGTCCAGAAAGTAGTTCTCCAATACGGCCACCACAGTCTGTTTTCCGAGTAATGCACCGTTCTTCCATCAATGCTTACATACACGGCATTCTTATCCCAAAACGGGTAACAAAGCCTTACGGCAATGTCATATGTTCCAGACGTTGCAACCGTAAAGTTGTACGTTGCACTTCCTTCATCTCCTAAAGAAATCATACTATCTGACACCGAAACAACTCCAGCATAATCATCTGGAGTACCACCACCCCTATCAACATAGATTGTTCCAAACTCTGCCTTCTGCTCTTTGCTATAGGCTGTCAGATATTTTCTTCCGTTGTATGAACTTGCAATCTGTGGCTGTGAACGGGAAACTGCATCCTGTCCTTCCATGTAGTCATACACCTGTGGCAACGCCCAAGGCACTTTATTATCATCATCCCAATAAGACAGAATCGGAATAAAAGGCTGTGGCGGTGCATCTCCCGTGAAGTTATACAACCCTTTCATCCAGTTCTGTGCAGCATAATAAGTGTTGGAAGTTCCTCTGTATGTCTTACCGATATTAGCGGGTGTATCATATATCTGCCAGTTCCATCCATAGGTCGGCATTCCGAGAAATACTTTCTTTGGATTCATAACCTTAGAGGCATAATCGTAAATCCCCTCAAGCCAACTTCTCGGAGATACGGGTCCCGGAGCAGAACCTGCCCACGCCATACCATAACTCATGATGGAAGCTGTATCGCAGTATTTATCCAAATCTGCATACACGCACCAGTTTTCTCCACCTACCGAACCATTCACAGATGTCATACCCGGCAGACAGATATTCATTTTCTTGGATGAATCATATCCTTTTACTGTGTTGTAAATATTGGCAAACATCTGCGTGGATGCCTCATGGGTAGAATAACCATCCCCCTTTTCAAGGTCGATATCCACTCCGTCACACCACGGATACTTTTCCATAATTCTCACAAGTTCCGATAAAAACATATCCTGCGCACCATTCGTATTATCTCGAAGTGCCTTAAAAATACTATTGCTACCATCGTTTGCCACGGTAAGCAGCCACTTGATATGAGGCCACTTGTTGATGTAAGTAAGCATATTTGAAATGGCAACCCCGGATTCGTAAATCTCGCCCGTTGCTCTTACCTTAAAAGAAAAGAGACCTATCTGACTGATTCGGTCTCCATAATCTCTTAATGCTTGATACATTCTGGTATTTCCCATGAACGTCCACACCATGACTTCTCTTCCTTCAAGTGTATTCATTAGAACCGCTCACCTCCATCGTTCATCTCCTGCAACTGAAACAGCACCCTTGCCGACTTCCCTTTCTCCACCTTTACGATGTGCTTGGAATCCCACGCGGCACTATATTGATAAAAGCCTTCTTTCTTCTCCAGCACTCCATTTTTAAGGCACTCCCTCGTGGATGCCAATAACTGTATCTCATCCCCAGCTTGCATCGCAGATGGGAACCTTACTTTCTGACCTCCGACACCTTGTGCCAGTTCTATGGAATTAGATGCCATATCTGACTTTGGATATACACCAATATCCAACCCTGCCGATGTGCCGCCAAGGTTACATACGATTACTGTTTCCTTTGAACGAACCACACCGTTAAACCAGACTGGCTCTTCTTGGCTTTTTGCAAGCATCTTCTCTGTATGAGGAGCATAACCCGTAAGTGCCGAACCTTCCTGTAACTGAAGGTCTGTAAAATAAATCGTGCCGGAGCAATCGGAAATGATAGGACTTACCGACACGCTCACAACACGCTTATCTTGTTTTTTGTTGATGACCTCTGCCAGTCGGATAAATGCAACATTACCCATCTAACGACCACTTAATCTCACACGGATGTCCTATCCATCCCGTTGCTACCGAGCCACCCTGTAACAGTAAATCCGTAACATACAAAGTGCCTGAACAGTTTGTCATACAGACCCTTACTGTTATGGATTTGATTCGTTCTCCATAATTTTTCGGTGTGACCCTAGCAGATGTTGTTGAAAAATATGCCATGCTACACCTCCATCAATACAAATCAATAAATCTTGTTTCTGTCGTTCCGTCCTCATATTCAATGACAACCTCAATCCCTACCTGCGAGGAATCCGACAGTTTCTTTAGGTTTTCAGAACCAATCTGTGCTGACAGCGTATAACTGGAACGGTTCGCAGGATATACGGTCTGCGACAGGCTCTTTGTCATTCCACTTACACCTTCCGCCTTAAAAGATGCCGTACCGCTTGCACCATTCTCTCCGTCAGCTTCAAAGCCGGAACTAACCCAATATGCCAGTCCGTCATCGGCTCTTGAATTACGCAGCAGATTAAAAGGCACCATTTCACGAATGTCATCGTTTGTTACCATGCTTGTTCCTTCAAGCGTATCTGCTACCGTATCCCATTGCGTTGCTGACGAGCCTAAGTTCTTTAAGGTAGTCGATAACTCAAGAACTGTGTTCCAAGGCTCCTGTAAGTTATATTCCCTACGGATAATTCGTGTGGTAATAGAAAGACCCAACTCCCTATCTTCCACCCGTACATAGTCACCAAGTTCCCATGCCTCATGCTCATAGCCTGTCAGCACCGATAAATCCATCGCATTAAGCACATAAGAAACGGAAGGTTTGCAGTATTCAGCCAGTCGCATATTGGTGTACTCAAGCATCTGGTACGGATTTGTAAATGATGAGCAATCAAGTGTGGTAATTCGGATATCCTTTGTGAAAGTGAAATCTTCCACATACGGCTTGCCACCGTTAATATCTGCAAAGGTAAGTCCATCTGCACCCACCGCATACAGCCTTGTCACAAGACTTCTGGTATCCACCACTCGCTTAATGCTCTTCATATTCTTTTTGTAAGCAAACAAGGCTCCGCTGTCCTTTCCGTTTACAGTCAGAAGATGTACCAGTCGGTTCGGACAGTCAAACACCAAATCTCCGCCATGCAAATCTGCCACATTACGAAGTATGGACAGAGCATTTTTCTCTTTACTCGTCCACGTTCTCTTGGTTCGCACCGTAACCGTTCCAACGCTCCATTCCGTATCGGCAAGAGCATACTGCATTGCTACTTCCGGGAGTTCTGCATCAAAGGACTTCTCCTCTTTTCTTGCGGAGAAAGTCAAATCATAAAATTCTGCCTCTGCATACACTTCCGTAACGGTTGAGCCATCGGCAGCCTTTGTGTCCGTAAGGGTTCTGACCTTATAGACATCATCTACAATCTGTATTTTCTTCTCGCTGTCAATAAAGCTGCGTTTCGCATCCCTATATGGAATTTTAAATGTAAGCGTATCTTCTCCATTGATTTCTCCCGTAACAATAATGTCATAGGCATTTTCTAGGATGGATTCCCACGCTCCGTTTTCATCCAACACCACAGGACGGGCATATCCAATCTTTCCATAAGGTGCTTTCGGAATATCATAAAGTCTGATATCCACTACCTTTGGTGTTTTGGAAGTATCCGTAGTCGAAAGTGTCATACGAAATCGGATGAACTCTCTGTTAGGGGACTGTAGTTTCCCATCGGACGAAATACCGACCCAATCACTCCACTCCGTCATATCATCACTCGTGGATGTTTCAATGTTAGAAACTGAGGTTGTGCCAACCACATACTCACTTGTGACAGATACCTTTCCTGTGCCGGAAAGATTGCACTTTGCTGCAGCAGAGGTAAAGACAGCTTCCGTTGGATATACACCACTTACTGCACGAAGGATAACCACTCCCGGAACGCTCGTGGCATCAATCAGCCCTGCTGTATCTCCACCATTTGCTAAACAAGCCGACTTAAAGTAATCGACCAAATCATCAGCAGTAAGTTCGGAATCACAGTCCAAAAACCAATCATCAAAACCGCCCGCATACCAATATGACATGGAGTGCATTCCCCAAATAAGGTCTGCTGTGCAGGTTCTGTTCAACTCTCCTGTCATGGATAACGCTTCTGAAACCCACGCATTCCCTGTGTCTTTTTCTCCAACAATAATCCATGCTTTTTTGCTGTCTGGTTCAATCACTGATGCAAAGAAATACCACTTCCCGTTTGTAAACGAAATGGTCGGTGACACCGATTTATCCAAAATCAATGTCCCGGATGAATCATAAAGCATAAGTCGTGGCTTTCCTCGAATCAGGGAAAGGTAAAAAATCGGATTCCCCGGACCATAACGTGTATTAAGGATTGGTGTATAAGTGTTGCCGATGGAATACGTTGTCGGCTGCATCCACCCGCCACAGATGATTCTCTTTCCAATATTAGCAAAAAGGGAACCATCGTTTGTCACCTTAAGGTACGTCTGCTCCGTGGATGGGTTGTTTATATTCATCCTAAAGTAATTACCAAAGATACCTGCTCGAAGTGATGCCGTAGTCCCCGACCACTTATTTATAAAAGCATTTCTTCCCATGCCGGATGAATCGGCAAGTTCCGTATTGCTGTCTGGTGCAACTTCATTAAAACGCCATACACCACCCTTGGCATATTCAGATGGAAACTCGCCTGTAAAATCAGACTGCTTATTCAAAATCATTTTAAGTGACATTTCCTACCTCCATCTGCTCTTTGCCTGAATATCAAGGCTTGTAAATGTTCCGTTCTTTACAGAAACAGAAATGCTATTGTTTCCAACAAAAAGGGATGGGAAGTTTAGTTCCTGCAAATATGGAAGTCCATTTCTTACAATCACACCATCCTCATCCTCCACATAAGCTGTAAGCCTATCCGTATCAACAACAAGCGTTTCTCCCTCGGAAAGCGTGGCATTTACAACCTTAAGTTCCTGTCCGTTTGTGGTAATACTGATATAATTGCTTGCACTCGGCTCAAGAACACCTTTGATTCGGTAAATTGGATTAGAATCCACATTGCCTTTTTCCCTTCTGATTCCGTGTGTGCCTTCTGCATCAATACGGAAGGTCTCATCATGGATGGCATATCCAAATGGATCTGGACAAAAGAACTTCAAAGAAAATTGCCCCGCAGAACGGAGCAATCTTTCACAATCCACCTTTTCATCAATTCTTGCCATAAAGTATCGGTCTGGAACATCGTCCAAAATCAACTCGCCTAACCCATTTGTCGGGTCAAGCCATAGTGCAATATCATCAAGTGCAAGGATTAACTCTCCAAAGGATTTCTTTGGAAGAATACCACACTCCACTCGAATTTCCCTTGCATCAAGGTCAGCACCAAAATCCGCCACACCGTATTTGCCCGGAACTGTGGTTGTGTAGTTTCTAAGCTGACCACTTACCTGCCATGATGTCAGCCTTGCCTTTATGCCCATGCTTTTTGATGCAACACTATTAAATGTAAATCCCACACAACCACCTCCTATGCTGTAGAAAAACGTCCCTGGGCACGGGAGCCTGTCTGAATCAAGTTATATAATTCCTGTGAAATTTTACGGATATCCTCTTCACTTCTGACTATCATCTGTGAAATGGAAATGAGTGAGCCATAAGATGCCCCACCACTTACACCGTTCATTCCACTTGCAACCGAAGCTACCGTTGCATTGGCATCAAGATTAAAATTCGTAGGAACAGCAGACTTCATATCCCCTGCCAGTCCGTTCATTACGTCCATAATGCCTGCATTCATATCTTCTGCCGCTGTAATCGCAGATTTGGCTGTATCTCCGATACCTCCTGCCAAACCTTCCGTAAGCATTTCTCCGACCCAAGCCATCTCTCGTGATGGAGAATGGATGCCAAAGAAATCCTTAATCTTGCCCATGAGGTTGGAACAGAAACCACTAACCTTGCCCCAAAGCCATGATGCAGCATCTCCGATACCATTCCAGATACCCTTGATAAGGTTAAGACCAATGGTAGCCATCTGTGACACACCGCCTGCAAAACCTTTTACAATCGCAGAAATAATCTGTGGTACAGCCTTTACGATTGCAACAATAATCTGTGGCAGGTTCTTAATTAAAGCCACCAAAAGCTGAACACCTGCCATAATAATCTTGTCAATGTTTCCAATCAGAGCATTTACTATGCTACTGATAATCTTTGGAATCGCATCCACAATCGTTGTAATAATCGTTGGAAGGCTCTCTACCAAAGAAATCAACAGTTTAATTCCGGCATCGATAATAAGTGGAATTGCCTCAATGACCGCTGTGATAATTCCATCAATAATCTGTGGAATCACAGTTACAATGGTTGTAATAATTTGTGGCAATGCCGTAACGAGTGCTGATAAAAGCTGTATGCCTGCCTCAATAATCTGCGGGATTGCTGCAACGATAAATTCCACAATGGATGTAATTATCTGTGGTAACGCTTCAAGCAGTACCGGGATTGCATCAATAATGCCCTGTGCTAGACCCATCACAAGCTGTAAGGCTGCATCAAGGAGCATTGGCAAATTATCAATCAAACTCTGCACGATTGTTACAAGTGCCTGTACTGCGGCAGGAATCAAGGTAGGCAAAGCCTCGCCAATTCCCTGTACCAATGTCGAAATCATCTGAATGGCTGCGTTAATAAGCAAAGGCAGATTTTCTATAATTGCATTCACAATGGTAATGACTGCCTCTACCGCCGCCGGAATCAGAGTCGGAATCAACTGTAATAATGTATTTAACACCTGCGAAAACAGGTCTGTTACTGTCGAAAGCAAGGTAGGAAGTAACTGTGCAAAAGCCTCAAGCAATGCTCCTGTTACTGTTGGAAGTGCCGACACAATATTCTCTATAACAGGAGTGATGTTTCGCACCACATCTTGGAACGCATCTACCACGTTATTACAGAGCATCGTCATGTCTGCATCAGCATTTCCGAAACCTACCACCAAATTCTGCAACGCAGCCTGCATGGAACTAATGGAACCAGAAATCGTGTTCTCGGCTTCTGCTGCTGTTGCTCCGGCAATTCCCATGTTTTCCTGAATCACATGGATTGCTGCTACCACATCGGCATAGGACGAAATATCATACTCGATACCGCTGATTGCCTGTGCATCTGCAAGTAGTCGAGCCATTTCTTCCTTCGTTCCACCATAGCCTAATTTCAAGTTATCAAGCATGGTGTAGTTCTGCTTTGCAAAACCCTGATATGCGTTTTGGATGGATTCCATGCTCGTACCCATCTTATTGGCATTATCACTCATATCCGTGATTGCCATATCCGCATAATCAGCAGCCTTTTCTGTATCTCCACCAAGAGACTGGATAAGTGCTGCCGAGAAACCTGTGACGGTTTCCATATAATCATTTGCAGACATACTTGCAGTTTTATAAGCGTTGGCAGCGTAGTTCTGTAACTTACCCGATGATTCCTTAAACAAGGTATCTACACCACCGACAAGCTGTTCATAGTCTGCATACGCAGATACTACTTCTTTTCCAAGACTAATGGCAGCCGCTCCAGCCGCCGCCACTACCGTTCCCATTGCAACACCGATACCCTTTAGTGTACTTCCCAAAGCCTTAAACTTATCTTCGGACTTATCCGCCTCGTCTCCGGCTTCCTTGATTTCATCACCCATATCGTCTGCTGAATCGGAAACTTCATCCATCCTACGGTCCATGTCCTTTAAGGCATCTTCCGCATCGTCATAATTGGCATTCGCTGTTTCAAGAGCCGTATTATTGGCTTTGAGTTCCTTTTCCATTGCAATGAGGGCTGCCTCTGCATTGTTAAGCTGAATCTGCCAATTCTGTGTTCGTCTGTCTGTTTCTCCAAAGGATGATGATGCGTTCTGGAGGGCAGACCTTAATGTTTCAATCTTGCTCTTTTGTGCATCAATTTCCTTGTTTAAGACCTTGTTTCTTGCAGCCAAAGCCTCAACCGAATTGTCGTTTTTGTCGAATTGTGCCGATACCAGTTTCATTTCCGAACCTAATACCTTAAACGACTGGTTGATTTCCGTGAGGGCTTTCTTAAACTCTTTCTCACCCTCGACACCAATCTTCAGACCAAAATTATCAGCCATGTGTCTTTTCCTCCTTTCCGCTAAATTCCATAAGGAATTACATCATCAATGGATAATTCCTGCTTTGGTTTGGAGATGCCGTTGTACTGTTTGTGGCACTCCCATAAATCCATAAATAAACCAAAAGGCATCAGCCAGAACTCATCCTGTGACAGATGAAGCTGACCGATGCCGTAATACAAAAGCCGGGTAAACAACTCATCGTCGCTTACTCGGCTACTGTGTTTTTTCCTTCTGATTCACTTTCCACGTTACGCTTTGTACCTTTGTACATCGCATCCATGATGGCATCCTTATAATCTGTAAGTTCCATTGGAGAAGTAAGAAGTTCCACCTCATCTGCTGTGAGTTCTGGTTTCTTATTATCCGGGTTCTTAAGGTTGTGAATAAGGATAGGCTGATTACAAAGAAGTGTAATGAGCCAGATAATCTCATCAAGAGCCATCTCGAAATTCTCCGACTTCATAAGTTTTTCTCCGAGATTTTCCAAACCACCGTAACGTCCTGCTATTTCCTTTGTTGCACGGGTGGTAAGGAGCATTTCATACTCAGTACCACCAATATTTACAACTGCTGTTCTTTCATCCATCTTCGATATCCTCCACTAATTATTCTGTAGCTGTTGTCGAATAGGTAGGCTCATATACATCGTCATACCAATTCTTGATAACGGTTGCACTAACGCCTGTATCATCTTCGGACACTTCCGCTTTCCAAGGATGCTTACCAAGACCGTCCACCTTGTTTCTACGAAGAACTGTTCCTTCGATAGATGGGGTTGAAAACTCAATGCTCTCACCCTTTGTGGTAAGGTTTGTCGCAGGAATACCGAACTTCACGCGGTATAACCAGAAGTAACGGTACTTTCCGTTTGCTTTCTTTGCACGGAATCCAATCGCAACTGGTGTGCCACCATCTTCGGATGTTGAAATCAGAACATGGTTCTTATCAATGGTTGCTCCCGTAAGGTCACCTGCTACAGCCGCACCGATATCATCAATACCAAGTGTAAGTGTTCCACTCTGGAACTCTTTTACAATTTCAGCAGCACCATCATCGGCATACAGCGTAGCCTCTGCAAGTTCCACGGATAATTCCGCAGACATAGCCTTTGCCAAAGACACAGGGGTTGCATAGGTTTCATTGCCGTCTGCATCTTCTGTGATTTTTGAATAAAATAATTTATCAAGACCAATCGTAGCCATAATCATTCCTCCATTTCATAATGTTTTGCCACATCAATGGCATAGTGATGAAAGCCCGTATCTGCTTCACAGCCGATATATCTTCCATCCGTTATCGTGAAATCTCCATCAAGGAGTTTTTTCACGAGGTTCTTTTTGTGCGTGGTGTAATTCCCTTTCACATAAAGTGAGAGCCTTGCCTCTTCCACCTCATATCCCGGACTGTTATCCGCATGAAGTTTTAAGGAATCACCCATAGGTGTTACCACCACATACTCATTTGGTGCTTTCCCTTTGAATACACCCGTTTCCATAGGCAGACCGCAGGATGTAACCACACGTTTAATTTCTGACAGTAAACTCATACCCGTTTAATCTCCTCTTCCAATTTTGCTTTCATAGCATTTATGGCGGCTGTCTTACCGGCACTCTTCGCAGGTTTCATGAACGGTTTTGCAGGCTGACCGCTTTTTCCATACTCAATGATGGAAGCAAGCATGGCATTACTTTCTCCGTCTGGTCGTGGTTCAGAGAAACCAACTTTTATATTGAAATCTCCGTTTTTATCCTGTAACGGTGCGGATGTTCCAAGTGCATCCAGTAGCTGTCCTGTGCTACGGGACTTATACTTGGTATCCTTACCAACCACAGATTCCAAATTGGAACGCACCTTTGCCTCTACTACTTCCGCTCCTGCCTCAAGCACTCTTGGTAAAATTTCATCCGTCTTTTCTCCGAGCCTAGATACCTTCATCAGAAAGTCATCCGGCATCTTCCATGAAACCTTAGCCACTTTCCGACACCTCCTGCACAAGAGCCTCCAAATACATCCCTCTGCCCTTTACATTCTCAATGGATGTAATCTCAAACACCTGATCACCGCAGACAATCTTCATGTCCGTCGTTACAGACACATTTGGAATCACACGGAAACGGAACAACTCCGTAGCCGTAGAAAATACTGCCACGTTTGCCCATTTCTCACTTCCATGTCTTCCCTCTCTGTAAGCACGGACAGATGCGATGACAACATCTTTTTCAATAGAAAAGCCTTCATCGTCCGTTGTGAGTTGTTTCTCCACAATGTCGATAAAGGCTGTCATTTTTCCAAAACTCATACTACACCTTCCATTCTCGGTCTAACCGAAGAAGAAGGTTGACTGTGTTCCACACCTGCTGTCCCGCCTGTACGTTGTCGGCAAAGAAACCGCCTGTCGAACCATCCCTACTTTCGTAGAAATGGCTCGCAAGCATAATCACCGCCTGTTCCGTTGTGGCAGGCATTGTATTTTTAGCATAGAAACCTTCATCCAAATGCTGATAGCTTTCGGCATAGGCTTTCGCAGCAGTTATGAACTGCTCCAAAAGAGTATCATCTTCGGAATGCTCCAATATCAAATTGGTTTTTACCTTTTCAAGCAGTTCACTCACCGTCTGCACCTCCCGTCTTATTCAGACTTAAGTTTCAAAATCTGCACTGCTTCAGGAAGGATTAACTTTCCATCCACACGCTCTTTTGCAACATAGCCAATCATACCGTTACCAGCAAAGAGTTCACGAAGTTCTGCAAAAGAACGGGAACCTCTGTCACCGATGTTGTAGTAGCTATAGTCACCAAATGCAATTGCATCTTCCGGTGCATATGCAGATGTGTGTACCGCATAACCTAACAGTCTGTCAGGCTCTCCTGCCTGATATGAAGGCTGCCAAATGTACGCACCGTTGTTGTCCTTCAACTTTCTAAGAACTGCGAGGTTCTTATCATTGATGATGAAGGAAGCGTTCTTTCTGTATGGACGCTTAAGGGCATACACAAGACCAATGATGTCATCGGACTTAATTGCACCCGTAAGTGTGTCAGCTACAGTACCACCGCCTGTTTCTGCGAAAAGACCAAGTGGCTTACCAACACCGTCACCGTTGAGGAATGCATCCTCTTCTGCGTTTGCAAGTGCCTTACCGAACTGTTCGATGATGTACTTCTCAAGATTGAATGCACTATCATACAAAAGTTCTTCTGTTACTTTGATAGCGACATGAAGTTTGTGTGCATCCAAAAGAATCTGTGCGAAGGTAGCATCACCAAAAGTTAAAGCGCCACCCTCTTCAATCCAGGATGCCGCCGGTTTGGTTGCTGCGATATTGATTTTATGCTCGCCACTTGTGGTAATGATGTGACCGAGTCTTCTCATGATGTTTTCTTCCTTAAGTACATCAATCATTCTGCTGTCGTATTCTTCCGGCACTAAATAGCCACCGTCTGTATCGACACCTTCCTGTAATACGTTGTTTACACGCTTAAAGTTGGAACGTAATGCCGCAAGCATAGCGTCCTTATACTCATTGGATGCTTTGCCTGTCTTTTTCTCTTCTCCGTCCATCTTTGCCATACCCGGCTTAGATGTAAGAGGTGTGTTTACTGGCTTATTAAGTTCCGCCTCCATCTGCTCCTGACGTTCCAAACGTCTGATTTCATTGCTTAATGCATTGATTTCATCTTCCATACGGTTATAAACCGCATCATCTTCTGCATTAAGTGTACCTTTATCGGTACGATGTGATTCTAAAAATGCCTTTGCCGCATTCCACGCTGTATTGCGTTTTTCTCTTAACTCCTGAATAGTCATGGTTAAATCCTCCTAAATATGATTTTTGATAATGTCGAGACGCTCCATAAGAGCATCTACACTTCGTTCATTGGTTTCTGGTGCAGGGATTTCTGACTGTTGCACCACAGTCGGTTTCTGCTTACCGAACTTGGCTGTAATCTTGTTCTGCAAAGCGTTGTTTACGGCTCTGCTTGAAAACATCACCGCCTCTGCTGTTTCCTTTTCATTCGCATTGGTGCTTTCTGCTCCACCGTTTTCACGGCTTAACATTCCATCTGCGAATCCAAGTTCCACCGCCTTATTGGCATTCATCCAAGTTTCCGAATCCATAAGGTGTGACAGCTTGGCTCTT